ACTCAAACATTTAAGACATCTGATGGAACTAATTTGAAAAAGGTTTATATGCCCGTTCCATATAATATTGGATTTGAGTTAAGTGTATTCACTAAATTAAATGATGATGCCTTACAGATTGTAGAGCAGATTTTACCTTATTTTCAACCTTCATTTAATTTAACTGTAGATTTAGTTAGTTCTATTGGTGAAAAAAGAGATATTCCATTAATTTTAGATAACATAGCATTCCAAGATGATTATGAAGGAGATTTTTCTACAAGAAGAGCATTAATTTATACTTTAAACTTTACGGCAAAGACTTATCTATTCGGTCCTATTGCTGCGAGTACAGAAGGACTTATTAAGAAAGTTCAGACTGATATGTATGCAAGCACTAAGACTACGACTGCGAAGAGAGAAATGAGATATACAGTAACACCAAATCCAATTGATGCTGGGCCTGCGGATGACTTTGGATTTAGTGAAGATTGGCAAGATGTTTCTGCCTCATCTGATAATTTTAAATCAGGTCAAACTTATAGTCCAACACAACAGAAGGATATTTAATAATTATGTCTGGTTATGATCCTATTGATGAAGCACTTAATACAAACAGTAGTATTGAAGTATCCAATACTCCCGAAAATGGGTGTGTAAGAAGAAAAGATGAAATGAGAGATGTTAGTGAAGAAATTCAAAAAGATTATGAATACACTCGTGCCAACTTATATTCACTTATCGAAAAAGGGCAAGAATCTCTTAATGGTATTATGGAACTTGCAGGTGAAAGTGCAAGTCCAAGAGCATATGAAGTTGCAGGACAAATCATTAAATCTGTTGCTGATACTACAGATAAATTAATGGAACTTCAAAAGAAAGTAAAAGAAATTGATGAAGATAATCATAAAACAACTAATAATGTGACAAATAATGCAGTCTTTGTTGGTTCTACATCAGAACTATCTAAAATGTTAAAACAAGGATTTAAAAAATAATCATGCCTGTTGATAATGATGTGTATTTGGGTAATCCCAACCTTAAAAAGGCAAATACACAAATTGAATATACCGAAGAGCAAATTATAGAATTCCTTAAATGTAAGGAAGACCCTGTATATTTTGCTAACAATTATATGAAGATTGTTTCTCTTGATGAGGGACTTGTTCAATTTAAACCATATGATTTCCAAGAGAAATTAATTACAAATTTCCACGAGAATCGATTTAACATTTGTAAGATGCCACGACAGACTGGTAAGTCTACTACGTCTGTAGCATATCTTTTACATTACTGTGTTTTTAATGATAGTGTGAATATAGGTATTCTTGCTAACAAGGCAGCAACTGCTAGGGATTTGTTAGGTAGATTACAAACGGCATATGAAAACTTGCCTAAATGGATGCAGCAAGGTATAATTGCTTGGAACAAAGGTAGTTTAGAACTGGAGAATGGATCAAAGATACTGGCTGCTTCTACGTCTGCAAGTGCTGTCCGAGGTATGTCGTTTAACATCCTCTTCCTCGACGAGTTCGCTTTTGTCCCAAATCATATCGCAGAAGATTTCTTTAGTTCCGTTTATCCTACTATTACTTCTGGTAAAACAACGAAAGTAATAATGGTTTCAACCCCAAGGGGTATGAATCATTTTTATAGGTATTGGCACGATGCTGAAAGACAGAAGAATGAATATGTTCCTACTGATGTTCATTGGTCTCAGGTTCCAGGAAGAGATGCTGAATGGAAAAGGCAGACTATTGCTAACACATCAGAACAGCAGTTTAAAATTGAGTTTGAATGTGAGTTCTTAGGTTCTGTTAATACTTTAATTTCTGCAACTAAACTTAGAAACCTTGTATATGAAGAACCACTACAAAGAAATGCTGGTTTAGATATTTTTGAAAATCCAATTAAAGATCATAATTATATTATTACGGTTGATGTTGCTAGAGGATTAGGAAATGATTATTCTGCCTTTATAATCTTTGACACTACAGAGTTTCCATATAAGGTAGTGGCAAAATATAGGAATAATGAAATTAAACCTATGCTGTTCCCTAATATTATTTTTGATGTTGCAAGGGCATATAATCAAGCATTTTTATTAATAGAAGTTAATGATATTGGAGATCAAGTAGCTTCTATTTTAAATTATGATTTAGAATATGATAATCTTCTTATGGCTACAATGAGAGGTAGAAACGGTCAAATTGTAGGACAAGGATTCTCTGGTAAGAAGACACAACTTGGTGTTAGAATGACATCAGCAGTTAAGAAGTTGGGTTGTTCCAATCTTAAGACTCTACTTGAGGATGATAAACTACTTACTTGTGATTATGATATTATTTCAGAATTAACCACATTTGCACAGAGAGCAAATTCATTTGAAGCAGAAGAAGGATGTAATGATGACTTAGCTATGTGTTTAGTAATATTTGCGTGGTTAGTTTGTCAAGACTATTTTAAAGAAATGTCTGATCAGGATGTTCGTAAAAGAATATACGATGAACAGAAAAATCAAATAGAACAAGATATGGCACCTTTTGGATTTGTTCATACTGGTTTAGAAGATGAAAGTTTTGTTGATAATGATGGAGATACTTGGTATACGGATGAATATGGAGATAGATCTTATATGTGGGATTATCGTTGATAAAAAAATGCGTGTAAAAAAGATATTTTAATAAATATTTTTAGAATAAATTTGGACTGATAAACTAGGTGGAATAGTCGGACCTTTTGCTAGAGGTCCAGTAGGAACACCTACAAGGGTTAATAATGAAAATGAGTTACTTGATAACTTTGGGCAACCATATGAAACTGATAAGCAATATGAGACTTGGTTAACTGCATCATCATATCTAGCCTATGGTGGATCTTTGAATGTTGTAAGAGCTGATGATACTACCATTAGAAATGCATTTTTTGGATCAGGTTCTGCACCAAAAATTAAAAGTGTGGATCATTATGATGAATTGGGATATGATGAAAATCCTATTCCTACTACAACAATAGCTGCCAGAGATCCTGGATCTTGGGCTAATGGAATTAGAATTGCAATTATTGATGGTAAGGCAGATCAGACATTAACTGTATCAGATGCTTCTAATATTACTGTTGGTGCTGCAATTACACAAGTAGTTCCAACAGGAACAGTTATTTCTTCCAAAACAAGTATAGGAAAAACTGAAGCACTTGATGGATACTTTAAGGGTATTGTTACTGAGGTTGATTCTGATAATAGTAAGATAGGTGTTAAGTTCTTAAGTAGAGTTTCTGCTGCCGGAACAAATACCGTAGAAGATTATAATAATACATATAATTTTGCAAATGGAGCAGTTCAGTTCCCTAATAGTGGAGTAGGTAAGACATCTGCTGTAGTTACTAGAGGACAATATGGATCAACTGCTGCAACTTATGCCGTAGCAGGTGTTGTAACATCATTCTATAAGGATGCTGACAAAGTATTGGATATGCAAGGTGGTGTTCAATTATCAGCAACTGGTACAGTTATTGGTGTTAATACTTCTGGTATTACTGTTACTGCTAATGACTTCCTAGTAATTGAAAATGAAATTATTTCATTAAATGGTGCTACAATTGGAGTAGGACAAGTTACTCTTAGTGGTGCAGGAAGTAGAGGTGTAGAAGATACTACTGGTGTTGCTCATAATGATGGAGTTGCTCTATCAGTATTAACAAAAAATGGTGGTTCATCTGGTGTTGGTACTATTACAGCAACTGTAAATGCTACTGCAACAACTATTGGTATTACTACCGATGCAGACATATCTGGAAAAGTTAATGCAGGTGGTATATTAAGACTTGGTTCTGAACTTGTAAAAGTTGGTACATTCTTAAATGGTGATACTGCAAATACTGCTATAACTGGTTCTGTTGATTGGTTTGATCAACAATATGTTAATATTTCAGCAGCAACTAAAGGTGGCACAGAAACTGTTAATAAAGTAAAGTGGAATACTCTTGCCGAACCTCCAACAACATCTGAGTATGTTGCTGATAGAGGTGGAAGATTTGATGAGGTTCATGTAGTTGTACTTGATGGTGACGGAACCATTACTGGTAATGCAGGATCTATTCTAGAGAAGCATTTAAACCTTTCTAAGGCAAAGGATGCAACATTCTCTGTTGGTTCTCCTTCTTGGTGGAGAAAGTATATTGAAACAAACTCCAATTACATTTTTGCTGGTGGTCAACCAGTAGGTGTTGTTACAACTGGATTTGAGGGAACAACTTATACCGAATTTGATGAAGGTGGATGGGACAAAAATGCCGAAGGAATTATTTTTAATTCTATTGGTTCTTCCAACAATACTCTTGCAGGAGGATTGAATTATGGTAGCAAAACTACACTAACCGAAACAGGAGCACTTAATTCTGGATTGGATGATTTAATCGGTGGATATACATTATTTGAAAATGATACTGCTGTTGATGTAGATTTCTTATTGATGGGATCTGCTAAAGCAAGTCAAGACCATGCAAGGGCACTGGCAACTAAATTAATTTCAGTTGCTGAATTAAGAAAAGATGCAGTTGCATTTATCTCTCCTTTCAGAGGATCAATGATATCTGATACTGCTGATCAAACTGCAGTTGTTAAGACTGAGGCTGAGATTACCACTGCTGTGGTTGATTTCTTCAATCCAATAACATCATCATCATATGCTGTATTCGATAGTGGATACAAATACATGTATGATAGATTTGCAAATACATTCAGATATGTTCCATTAAACGGTGATATCGCTGGACTATGTGCCAGAACGGATATTAATCAGTTCCCTTGGTTCTCACCAGCAGGAACTGCAAGAGGAGCAATTCAGAATGCTGTTAAATTGGCATACAATCC